ATGGTAGCGACGATCGTTGTCGCTCTTTCCGCATGCGTTCAGTCCGTTACGGTGAAAACGCCATTCAATCCTTCAGAGCATGAGTTTGCTGCAAAGCCTGGCAAGGCGACTGTAAGCGCGCAGGCTTTCATGCGGCGCAATGATGGAATGGTCGTCTACGCTGCCGGAAGTCAGGCCTTGCTGCTACCTGCCTCAAGCTATGTGCGCGAATTGTATGACACCAGTCAGAAGGTTTACGGCGCTCCGCCCGTGACAAATCTTGACGTAAGGCTGAAAAATTACACGAAAGTTGCCCAGGCTAACGGTGAAGGGCGTTTCTCCTTTCAAGGGGTTCCGGATGGCGAATATCTTCTCGTTACGAACGTCAACTGGCGCGCCGGAGACAGCACGCAAGGCGGTGACCTGACAAAGTTTGTTACTGTCAGCAACGGGCAGAACCTCGATGTGATCCTAACGCGATAAGAACAGAAATAGAGGTAGCTGCAACAAGCCTCAGAAATGACGAAGGCGGGTAGCTTCAAAGAAAGCGCGGCAAACCAAAATGGCTGATTTATGCAAATTATGTGGTGAAGAAAAAAAACTAATCAAATCGCACGTGATACCCAAAGCCTTCTTTCCAAACTCTGCAACCACCAAATTATTGTCGTCGGACAAGTTCCAATTTCCGAGGAAGGCTCCAATTGGCGTTTACGATGAAGGAATACTGTGTGCAGCCTGCGATTCGAACCTAGGCATCTTCGATCAAGCAGCAGCTGAGCAGCTTCTGACAAAGGTAGGGCACGTACCACCTGAAACGGATGGCTTAGCACGCGTTTACCATGTGACAGATACGGAGTTGATCCGGCGATTTGTTATTTCTGTTGCTTGGCGCGCGCATCATAGCACCCACGCTATGTTCCGCTCCGTCCACTTGGGTCCATACGAGACACTTTTTAAACACGAAGTTTTAGAGCCAACCACCCAACGCACTTCAGTTTGCGTTACCGAGTTCGACAACCGCAATGTTCCATTCTTATCTCCTGCAGTTGACCGCTTCGAGAATGTGCGATTTCTACGGATATACGCAGCCAGATTCTTATTTCTTGTCAAAGTAGACAAGCAGCGCATGCCGTCTGATTTCGAGAACCTTGATATAGCGCACCGTGATAGAGACTTTATTGGATCCGTCGTCCAGTCATGGAGGGGCTCTGGTGAGGAGTTAGCGATGCGCGAAATGGTTACGTTAACACCACAGAATATTTCTCAAGTGCATAAATGGCGCAAAACTTTCGCCGGCGCGAAGGATCCAGTTTCGGTTTTTCGGATAGCAGCAATGAGCTGATCAAACTCTCGAAGCACCCATTTTAGCAGGCGCAGCGTCCGACTGGGCAATCGTAATTATCAGCAAGAAAAGGTGCGGACGGCGGGACTTGGACCAACTCCAAGAAGTGCTGGAAACCAGCGTTCTTGAGGGTTATTTCCGCTTCAAGTGGCACTCTGTGTATCGCTCTATGTGGCACACAGCGCCTTCGACCCTCATCATGATCAGCATCAAATACCAGTTCATATCACGCAAGTCTTGACTCAAGCAGCGATGAGAACATAAATAGAACATCGCTGGCACGGGTGCGCGTGCTTTCCGAAAATACATTGCGGCATTGGGCTCTGAAATATGGAGAGTGAGAACGTGCGTCCTGAATTTGAAAAAGCCCCGGTCGATGTGGCGGATTACATTTTGCAATGCCACGAGGGGGATGCGAAAGCCGCTATCGAGGCGATGCAGGAAGAGATCGAACACCTGCAACACCAGTTGAGCTTGGCTGTGGTGGCAATGGGACGGGGCTTTACGCGGGGGTGGGTACCGAGCGAGGGGCGTGATGGCCTATGACCATCTGCCGAAGCTATCGTCTAAAAAGGACGATCTGATTTACGTCATGTGCATCGATTGCGAGCTATTGCGTAAAATGGATTATGCCGCATTGATGGAGGTCTACGGCGATGTCGAGTTGATGTCCCTCAGAGCGCCGATCGCAAAAGACATCATCAAATGCTGCAGGGAAACAGAAGGCTACAGCAACAGGTGTCGGCTCAACTATTATGAGGGACACGAGACTTATAAGATCAAGTCTGAGCCACCGCCCTCCCCCAGGCTCGAATATCTTTCCAGTTGGGAAATCGTCGTCGGCAAATGCCGCTATTGCGGACACGTTTCTAATTTGGAACGTTGGCGCGTCAGCAAGGTTACAAAGCCTGGAATGACTTTAGACGACCTGAAAAAGCTTCTTCGGTGCAAAAAGTGCAATCGCAAGGGTGATGTCGAATTGACCCTCGCCAAACTTCCGAGGTGACGCATGTGTAATCTGTACCAGGTCCGCACCAATCAGGAGGCGATGCGCGACATCGCCGGCATGATGAATGAGCGGATCAACCTTCAACCTGACATCGAGGTCTATCCGGATCGCCCTGCCCCTGTTGTGCGAAACAAGGATGGCGCACGCGATCTGGCAGAGTTGACGTGGGGCATGCCGACGCCGCCCAACATTCTTGGTGACAAACCAGACACCGGCGTCACGAACATCCGCAACGTCACATCGCCACACTGGCGCCGGTGGCTGAAGGTGGAAAACCGCTGCATCGTGCCTTGGACGCGCTTCTGCGAATGGGAGGACACAAAGCCGCGCAAGACAAAGCGGTGGTTCGTGATTGATGATAGCGAGCCCTTGGCTTTCTTCGCCGGCGTCTGGACGGATTGGACTGGCACCAGAGGCTCGATGAAAAACCCACGCCATGGGCAACACGAGTTGTTCGCCTTCCTCACCACAGACCCAAACGAAGTGGTGAAGCCAATCCACCCAAAAGCCATGCCGGTCGTGTTGACAACGAAGGAGGAAGTCGAGGTGTGGATGAGTGCGCCATGGGACGAGGCGAAAGAGCTTCAACGCCCTCTTGCCGATGACAAGCTGATTGTGGTGTCGGCGGAAGAACCCGAGCCACAAGGATCGCTGCTGTGAGCGACACAAGCGTAACCGGCGATGGCGTCCATGAGAACCACTACTGCTGTTTGCCGAACTGCAAGAAGTGGGGTGGGTTTGGTTTCGCCCGCAGCAAGGCAGAGCGGGTGCAGTGGTGGTGCTGGGAGCATTACCCACACAAGACGCCTTCACAGCCCGTCTCGCGCGGCCAAGCTAGATGAAGTCATCGTCTGGGCTGACCGATAGCCCTACTTCATGCGCCGCATCCACAAACGCCGCTCTGGCGTCTTCTGCCGTATCCTCATCGCCGCCAGTCAAGACAGCGGCACAAACCATCAGGGCTGTTACGTAGGCATCAGTTGTGCAATCTGCAGGCCATTGGTCAATCAAGCAGCGCGCCAATCCCTCTACTGTGGATAGGGTTTCGAATGACCCCCACTCGATTTTCAGCGGGGCAATGGCATGGTTTGCTTCTGCGATCATTAGAACGATGATCAATCGCAATCCGGGAGTTAAGTCAATCGGATGGGAGCGTGAGAATGCGGGCAGGCAACACGCTGAACCGGATCGGTGGCGATGTGACGACGATGGGGCCCAAGAAGTTTTGAAGCGGATTACATCGGTACTCCAATGTCACGCGGTATTCAGCAGGCCCAGGAGCCGCAGCCACGGGAACGGTGATCGACCGGCGATAAGTTTCCCTACCTGCCAGCAACTTAAGCCCTGTGGTAAACTGGGGGATGCTGTGACGTTCCTTGGCAGAATCAGTCAGCCAGCGCTTTGTGATCAGCGGGCAAATGCGGGTACGGAATACCGAGAACTCAATCTCGATAGTATCGCCCTGCTCTACCGTTGGCGCCAGCGCCTTGGCATCCTCATAAATAATCGGCGGTTCACGGTCGGCAACCCAGATGCCCAAATTTACCGAGCCCAGCCCGGCCAGCGCAAACACGCCGATGCCTACCACTTTCCAAAGGTAACGCTTCATGGTGTCGGCCCTCCTTTGAGATAACCGATTGCTTTTTGAATGTTCTCGTAGAGCATGATGGAGCCGACGAAGAGCGCAATCATGGACAGCAGCAGCCAGCGCATAAACTTTCCGACAGCCCGCATGTCCCGGACCATTCGGAAGCCCTCACGGACATCTTCGGCAGGCATCTCGATAATAGCCTCGAGCGTCTTCAATTCGTCAGGACGGAGACCGGCAAGGAAGGCTCTCGTCTTCTCTGGCAGTTCCACCATTTTCTCTGGTAGTTCTTCGCTCATTTGGTAGATCCCTGCCATGTCGCAGCCTTATGCCCATTATCATTTCGCACCGAAGCGTGTTTTCACGCCGTCATAGAACCCGGCACATCGGCCCGTCCTTGCGTCCACTGCGTCGGCAGAGAACTCCCATCGCAGCTGGGTATTCCGGGGCTTTTCGGCCCCATACTTCGGCACGACGCGCGCCATCTTCTGCCGGCACTCATCCGGCAGATCAGGCAGGTTCACGCCGGCCGCTGTTTTGCCCTGGGTGTTAGCCGCCGCAATCAGCCGCGCCTCTTTGCCGGCACAGCCAGAGACGATCTGCATCGCTCCAGCGGTAATCGCCATCATAAACATTCTGATTGTCATCTTTGATCGCCTGTTCAAGTTGGGCTTCGAGCTTCTGTTGCGTCAGCGCGTCGGCCATGGCGCGCTTCCGGTATTCTTCGACAGCCTGGGCAGCAGCATTGCGCTGTCGCTCGAGCTCAGTGATCTTCGCTTCAGCGGCTGTCTTTTCTGAAAGCAGCACGTAACCACTCAGCAGCGCGTCGTCGTGCGCGGCCAGCCAGATCCGGAAGCCGACAAAAGCAATGAGGAGAAGAATGACGGCAGAGATCACCCGCCCGATCGTGCTGGTCAGGAAGGAGCTCATAGTCCGCTCACGCAAAGCTCGGCTTCACCGATCCGCTGTGCGTCCCCCATCTCACGCCGATTGACCAGTCCCCGCACGATCTGCCCGCCGGCGCGATTGAACGCCGTCTGGGCTTCACATGCCGCGCGCCACTGCCCAGCTTCGATCCGGGCCTTGGCAGTGGATCTGCACCAGGCACCCACGCCGAAATTGTAAGATCCGGAGATCATCGAGGCGCGAACACTGATGGGGGATTTGGAAAGGTTGGGAGAGCACTGCACGATGACCTGGTAATAGTCATCATGAACACGACGAAGCAGCATATCCTTGCACTCTGCTCTCGTCTTCGTCATGCCGGGGCCAATCCCCTTGGTCTCCCCGTAGCAAATGTCCCAGATCTTGGCGAACGGGTCCCAGTGAGATTTCAGGACCAGCCCCTCCCACGGAATAATTGCTTTTTCGACGGAAACAATGACAGCGGGGTCCATCTTGCCATAGGTGGCGTAGCGATCGTAAGCAGCATAGCTGCCGGCAGCGATCCCCGCGAGCACAGTGGCGATCGCCGCTTTACCGCGCTTCGTCGGAGCGATCTTGTTTATCGGCATTAGGAATTCCTTTCTGAACGAGAAGGCGCGCCGTGAAAGCCCCGGCCACCGTAAGGCCGGAGAGTGCAGCAAAGACGCCAGGGGGGATTTCGACAAAGCCATCGATCAGCGGAAGCGCGACTTCCAGACCCGACAAGACGGCAGCAATGATCATGAGGCGGACAGACCAGGCGCGTTTCAGCACCTGCCGCCAATTCTGGACGAGCATAAAAATGTCCTCTGATGTAGGTTTAGCTCAGCACGATCGAGTGCCGTTGGGAGGCATGCGGATGCCGCTGTACGTCGCGTACAGTCGCCATGGTGGTCTCCTGATTTTGTGGTGGGGTTAGTTGCCTAACGGATTAAGGCCAGACGACTTGCGCGGCGATCTGAACCGCCTCGACCGTTTCAGAGGCATTCACCGCCTCTTTTGCTGTCTGCCGAGCGCGCTCGATAGCACTGCCGATGATGGCCCACTGCGCGTCCATAGCCAGAACCAGCAGGGCGATATCCTTGATGGCGTCGCCATCTATGCCAAGTGACGCCGCAAGCATCGGGTAATCTGCGGACTGCGGATCATTTTCAAGAACGGCCAGCTTTGCCTCATCAACCTTGCGCTGGTAGGTCATTGCCTGACCAGCGCCGGGCGTGATGTACTGACAACGTGCCGCCTCAGCATCGTCATCGATCTGGATTTTGAGATTGCGCTTTACCTCTTCAAGATCCGGAGCAGGTGTATGCGGGGGTGTGAACTGGCCGTCCGTAAAACTCCATCCTATTTGCGCATCTTGTTGCGCAATCCAAGACTTGTGATCTGGAAAATCATCCGGTACGGGACCGTCAAATATAGCTCTATCCGTTACGATACCATCTGCGACTTTCACATAAATAGTCATGCGCATAATCCTCAAGCCGTGCAATATTCGGTTATGAACACAAGACCCGGAGCACCGGGACCTCCGTTTACAGTGGCAGTTGATTGGAAGACGCCACCGGGACCTCCACCAGAGCCATACCCCTGCCCAGCTTGGCCCACTGAACCAACATTGTGCCGCCCACCCGATCCAAATCTTCCACTTCCACCTGATCCGCTGTTGACACGCGTCACAGCGCCCCCGGAGCCAACGACAGTGTTTCCACCTGTTCCCGATTGGCCGGGGACCCGCAAATCTCCGACTCCGCCTGTTCCGCCAAATGCCCCCGGGCCGGTACTGCCTGCACCAGTTGCGGCTCCACCACCGTTACCACCTATTGCCACGACCAGGCTTCCTAGAGACGTATTACCCCCATTTGCTCCGGCCAACCCTCCCGCGCCAATCGTCACAGGTTGGCTTGGTGATAAATCAGCTTTGGATTTGACGGCAATCGAGTATTCGCTAGCCCCGCCGCCCGCTCCGATTGTGAGGTCGGATGAATTACTTACACCTGCGCCACCGCCACCACCACCGCCGACAGCCTCAATAACAGCGTAAACGAGGTTTGCATCGGGTACATATGTTCCAGACGCGGTAATGAGTCGGAACTTAACAACCTGAATAGCACCAGATAGACCGAGCACCCCCTTCATGGTGCTAGTGTCGGCGCTCGCAAGAAGCTCTCTTGCCCTCGCCGTCAGATCAGTGGTCGCGTAGGTGTTGGCCGCATCCTGATAGGGCAGCTTGTTTGCAGCCCCACCTAGAGCCAACAGCGACCGAGCCAAGGCAGGGAAGTCAACAAGAGAATACCCATTTGCGCCATTCATGTAAGGAAGCTTGTTTGCTGCTCCAGTGAGGCCTAATAGCGACCGTGCCGAAGCCGGGAAGTCCGCCAAGGCACCAACCGCGTTAGTTCCGAAGTAAGGCAGCTTGTTCGCGGCGGGCGTGAGAGCAGCCAGAGCGGCGAGCGTCGGCTTGTCTAGGCGCGCAAGGTACTCGGCCAGGGTGACTGTGTTTTCGATGCTCTGCTGGCCAATGCTGGTGTCGTAGGTCAGCCAATAGGACTTGCCGCTGGCAGACGGTCCCGGCCACCCGACGGCGAGAGTAAGCTCGGTATCGCTGACGACGGTTGCCACTGGCGCAGATAGACCATCGACGCCGAGAATATACGGCACGATGCCGCCGGTCAGCCATCCCGTGCCATTCCCGGTCACGGTGGTGCTGCCAGCGGTCACGGATACCGTGCCCGTTGTGTAGGGTGTGGTCATGTTGGGTTTGCCTTAATTGTTGCGGAAAGCCATCGCGGATAGGACCATTGCAGTCCAGTTAATTGCGCTCTCTGATGGAAGCCTCAGTCGCAGGACCGTAGACGCTCTATTGGGGACTGTGAATGTTCTGAAAGCGGTGTAGTCTCTGAATGCATCGCCTGCGACCGCCGTGTTCGCATTTGATGTGTAGATGTTCGTTGACCCACCCCCCGTGACGTCATCAATAAGATGCGGACCGACAAGCACTGTCTGAGCTTGGTTCGCCTTGCCCGTCGCAGTGTATTCGACTCTGATCAAAATTGGGTTGCTTGGATTTGCACGAACACCATGATCAACAGTCAACGATATTTCCGCATAGCCCGGCGCATTATTGCTCGAGGTTGATGCTGACCTTATTCTGATCACTGAACCGGGAACTATTTGTTCGTCGCCAATGAAAAGGCTTATGATCTGCGCTTGGCTAACCTGAAGGTTTGGTATCTTTACGATGCCGTTCTCGATGGCGAAAACGGCTATGCTTTGGTCCCCGTTGATGACGACGAACTTGTCCGCGAGGAAGCCAACTTCGGATTTCAGGACACCATTTACGGTTCTCAGCTGAATGTACATTCCGCTTTCGACAAACCCTGAACCAGTATTTCCCCGAAGAAGAACAGCGAACCGAGCAGATACACCCGCAGGGGTGGCCGTAGCCTGAAACATCACCAGACCATCGGCAAACATGCCATTGAACGTGGCAGATACACCGATGATCTGTTGAGAAATAGCGCCGTCCGCATTGACGCGAGCCGTTGCCTCCGTCCCGATCGCCGCTGTGTTTTGGCCCACCGTTGCATTGAGCGAAGTGAGTTGGGTTGTAAACGCACTATCCGCCGTCGCCCTCACTTGCTGCTCTTCGATCAGCTTTGCCGAGGTGTCACCAACCACCGCCGAAAGCGTCGTTACCCGCTGGGCAACCGCCTCTGTCTCGGTGGCAGCAACTGTTCGGACGGTCTCAATCTCGGCATAGGTCCCTCCGACTTCGGCGCGCATGGTGTCGCGCTGGATCTGGGATAGTGCCGCCTCAAGAGAAACCGCCTGCCCGATCTGCTCGATACGGTTCAATAACTCCTGTCGCGCGCCCCCGATAAGAGCGATGGTGTCCCGGACATCCTGCCCGAGGTTTTCCAGATTGGTGATGAGATCGCCACCGGCCTGAAGCGTGCGAAAGTTCGTAATGCCAGACGCAGATACGGCGCGGCCATTATCGACCATCAAGGTCGTGCGAACCTGCCAGTCGGTTTCAGATGTCAGGCCTTCAACGATTTGGACAACACTGATGTCGGCGGTCACAGCCTTTGTGAAAACCTGAGTTGGGTTGGCGACAGGCCAATACTCAATCAGGACGCCGGAAACACTGATGTCTTCGATCTGGTCCCATGTCAGTCGAACGCCGGGGAGCTTACCGCCACCTTCTGCCTGCACGATATTGGGCGTGGCCGCAAAGTTCTGCACCTCGGCCAGATACTGCGGAGGCGGCACAACGATGATGACAGGCGGGTTGGTCGCATAAGCGGTCGGGTCAAACACGCCGTTGCTGATTTCCTGCAAGGCGACTGTGATATCCCGAACGCCATCGCTGTTGTGGGGTCCAAGCGTGCGCGTCAGCACCTGATACGTGCGCGTGCCATGTTTGGCGCTTGCCCACGTGATCCACCGGCCTTCCTTCACCACGTCCAGAAAACGCGGGTGAATGGTGATTTCAGCCGACGCCTGGAACCGAGCGCCACGGATGGCGATGTCAGCCAGACGGTCCACCTGCTTGACGTTCGTCACCGCGCCATAGGGAATGGCGCTGGCAAGCGTTTCGCGGTCTTCGGCTAGTGCTGACTGGTCAATACGTGTTGCCGCGTCCTTGGTCTCGTAGAAGTCGTCCGGCGAGACATACGAGGCTGCCACGGTGTTGATCAGATCCGTCCGCTTGCGCTTCACTGTGAACCGCTTTGGAGCGCCAATCTTGATATCGTCGTCTGTAATTGTTGCGACGACTGCCTGCGGTGCGCCTGCAATCGGGAACTCGCCATCAACACGCTCAACCCAGGAAGCACATGCGGCCATGAGCAAAGGCTGGAGGTTGGAATCGTGGTTCGCGCCGGGACCATCCTTGGCGATCATGTGCGAGCGATAGCGGTAATCGCCGTCTATGATTTCGTCAGCAATGTTGGCAGCCTGCGTCCACTCGGACAATGGCAGGCGAGAAGCGCGAACGCCCTTGCCGACCATAAGCTGGTTTCCATTGTAGAAACCACGCTCCAGATTGTAGGCCTGTACGAATGGATTGTCGCTGTATTCCCATGTGGACTGGTCATTCCAGCGATGCGGGCCGAAGCCACCGACAGAACTATCCTTGCGCCAATCGTAGAGCGGGGCGCCCTTGACCTCGAACAGAAGCTGGGCAGGAGCGGCAAGGCCGTTGCCTTGGCGCCGAAGGCCGGAATACACAACGGCATAGGCAACGCCAGCACCACGGTGCGCCGCCGTCCACCGGCCGGCAGGACGCGAATTGGCGATAAACGTCGGCTCTGCCTGCTGGTCCATTGAGCCGAAGTAAAACTTCACCCTCACATCGTCGTGGTTGTCGCCGCTCGTGCCTTCGTTCGGGACCAGCCAGAAACCTTCGGCGTTTTGTTCAGTCAGCGTGCGCCACTTACCGTTATAGCGAACGCGTGGAACGCCTGTGATGCGAAAGCTGGCGAGCTCGTAAACGTCCTGGAAGTTACGGCCGCCAGAACCGAAGTTGTTGCGATAGACATGCCGACCAGTAAGGCCACACGTGCCGAGAACGACGGTGCGTGGATTATTGGCGCCATACTCGGTCTGGAGCTGGGCAGAGGTGCTTGGCACTTTCTGCGCGAAAATCTTGTTGATGCCAAACGATGCGGCAACAGCGAAAGCGCTTTGCGCCAAGCCGGCAAGAATGGGGTAAGCAGCCGCCCACGCGGATATTGCCGTAACCGCGGCGGTAATAAACGAGATGAATGCCATTGAGCTATGCGCCTATCTTGTAAGCCTGCTCGATATCGGTGATCGAGAAAATCGAGACGCCATGAGGCATCCGCACGACAAAGCCTGCGCTGGACACGACGCCAGCGAGATAACGGCCTTCGAAGAAAAACACTCCCACGTCGCCGCGACGGGCAGCGAACCGGTTGACCGGTTCAAGTTTCAGGCTTTCAAGAAACTCTTTCCCATCCCTGCCTTTCGGCTTCACGGCAATGGAAAGCATGGCCTTGATGGCATCGCAGACAGCCGCTACGTCGCACAGTACGACGTCTGTCGGGAGACAGCTCGACATGAGGGACACAGCGTCCTCAAGGCGCCGATCCCACCCGTCTTTGCGGATAGCCTTTGCAAGCTTCTTCATTCGCTCACCAGCGCTTTCATGAAATGAGTTTCCACCGGCGCGTAACCACGGCGGGCGTAGATCCGAGACACATCGTTGATGGCGAGTGACGCCATGCAAACCACGGCACAGCCCTGCTCTTTCGCCCACGCCTCATAGGCGTCCAGCATCGTGAGAGAACCGCGCCCGCGAGCATGCTCAGCGATGAACCAGACCGTTTCGTTTGCGCACAGGCCAGCGCCAAAGGGATGATCGAACACGCCAGCCATCAGTATGCCCGACACGCCAATATCGCCATCCAGAACCAGCACGCATGACCTTGAGCTTTGCATGTGCTGGACGAACAGCGCGTGCGCCCGTGCCGGGTCGAAAGGAAACGACCATCTTGCCGCGGCGTGGCTTTTCCTCAGTAAGTCGACAACTGCGCCAGCATCAGAGTTTCGTGCTGGCCTCACATCACTTCGGGCTGAACTCGAAATTGAAGAACTCATTTTTCAGCCTCGCAGCGTGTTCGAAGAACATGTCGCCAGCCGAGACCAGTTGCTGGTCTTCGTGGCTGGCGTATCGGTAGCCTTCGCGGAAGTTGTCGATCGCTTCGGTTTCGATGTTGGCCTCAAGCCAGGCATCGCCGTTCTCTTCGCGGTGATCGATCGTATCGACGTAGCCGTAGAAGGTCGGCTCGGCGTGCAGGAAAGCGTTGTTGTCGGGATCGAAATAGAAGTCGTACAGCGTGACTGGACGGCCCTTGTATTCTTCGTTTTCGATCAGAAGCAGCTTGTCCGGCGTCAGGCCGAAATCGGATCGTGCGGGCAGCCGCATCGTGACCGGATTTGCCGTGGTGCCGAGCGCGAAAGCAGGCTCATCAATCTCGATGATCGAATTGCCCTTGTAGGTCAGCCCGTTGTAATCGAGCGTACCTTTACCTGAGAAGAACCCGTATGTGCCGGTTCCAAACTCAAACTTGACGCCAGACCCGATCTTCACCCTGCCCTCATTGAGCAGCTGCTGCAGTCGTGTTGGGAAAGCCATTAGCGCGGCACCTCGATCAGCGTGAAAGTTGCCGTCGGGCGGAAGTCGTCAGGGCAGTCGTAACTGTCCGGCACCAGGCGCATATTCATGACTGGGTTCTTGAAGACGACAGTCGCGCCAGCAGTGACGTAGGACGGCAGGAACGGCTCGGCCTTAATGGTTATTGCTCCACCAGTTGCGGTGGTGTCCTGCACCACGCGAACGATGGTGTTGTAGTCGCCCTGACTGAATCCGATCAGGTCGCCCTCCATCAGCTTCAGACCATTGGTGACGCTGGACACCGTTAGCTGATTGCCGGAGATTGCCGACAACACACCGGTATCGAGAATGGCTGGCGCGGTCGGGTTGCCCCAATAGGCTTGCGGCAGACACACATGCTTCGGCGTATAGAGCACTGTCACCATGCCATCGCGGCAGCGCGAAATGAATGCCTCAAGCTTCTGCCGGTCGGCATTGCTCAAGGCCACCACCCGCATAGACACCTGCCAGAACGGATCGCTGGTTTCCATGAAGGAAATGGCCCGCTTGCCGTATCTCGACACGCTGGTTGAGCGCATGAGTTTAGGATAGGTCGGCCCGTATCTCAGGCCGACCGGTAATGTTTCTGCCATGTGGTGTGGGCCTCACGAATCTATCAGAGTGACGATGATCGTCTTCCAGCTTCACGAACTGACTTGACTGCTATGCCTGGGAATTGAGCCCTGTCCTTCGCCATCTGAGCGCGAAGCTCCGCGATCTCCGGCCCGCTTCCCTGCACATTGTAGACAGGGGCGAAGCTGACTTGAACCGGTTGTTGCCCCTGTGGCTTTATGCTCGGCAACGAAGGCACCGAAACCCCGACCGCGCCGCCGTTGGCGTAGCCTTTCAGACCGCGCCGCATGGCTTCCATGGCGGCAGGACCGCCAGCAGCAGCAACCGCTGCCTTGTCGAAGACATACTCGCCCTTATGCACGACGCCGGCAGGCTGGTATTTGCCACCGTCGCCGGTGTAGCCTCCGTCTGAGAATGGTCGTGGGGTTGGTACCGGACCAGTCGTGGGCAGAGATGCGAATCCGCCGCCTCCGAATAGGCTAAACAGTCCGCTCAGAAATCCACCACCAGAGCCGGCATTATTGACCTTGAAGATGCTGTTCAGCACATCGTTCAACAGCGTGTCCGCGATCTTTTTCAGGCTGTCCTTAAGTAGGTCAGCCGCGCTCGCGCCTTCAATGAAACCATCGATCAGACCTCGCGTCACGTCTTTCGCTGTCGCCATCGCCTCTTCGGCTCGCTGACGAATTTCGTCCTGCTTTTCGGCAAGCTTTTCGGAGGCAACAACGGCGTTGGCATATCCAGATGCCAAGCTTTCGATGCTGGCGGTTAGTTCTGGCGTGATCTTGATGCCAGCCTCTTGGGCTGCGGTCAGCAAGTCCTGCTTGGCGCGCGCAAATTCAACCGCAAAACCGTATTCGTTGAGCAGCGGATTGAGGCCAGCCTGCGCCGCCGTCTCGGCCTTAAGGGCGTCGGTTCGCTTCGTGATCTGCTCGATCTCGCGCTGGTACTCGTTCTCGCGGGTCTTCTTTTTCTTGTCTGCTGGCGCAGCGCCCGACCCCTTACCGAATCCCGATGGCGATTTGCCCAGACCCTTATCGACCTGATCCAACTGCATCTGCAGAGCGGTGGCCGCATTTGCCGTTCGGACGACGGCCTTTTCAGCCTCGTTTGCAGCATATTCGAAAGGTTCAAACTTTGCCTCGACGCCGAGCATCCTCGAATATCTTGTGAATGCTATAGCTCTGTCCGTCGCTGCATCTGCATAATAAGACGCTGCGGCAGCCTCGGCCTTCGCCACCTCCAACTGCATCGCAATCTGGTTGCGAAGCGCTCTAGTGTACCCCTCAGACGAGGCTTTCGCCGCATCGAGCGCCGTAGCGTTGGTTTTGATCGCAGCCTCTGTGGCAATGGAAGCCCGCTCCGCCGAAGATAGACCGTCACCATATAGATAGATTGCGGCAGCTGCTGCGCCTGCTATGACGCCTATAGGGCCGAGGGCTGCAACAAGACTGCCCGTCACAAGCGCGCCCGTGCGGACGGCAGTGATGAATGCACCAAGTGCCACGACCGCATTGCCGAGGCCAGCGACAACAGCGACTAGAGCGCGTCCTGTCAACGCGCCGACGAGGATGGTAACAAACTCAATGACGACATTGCCGACCTCTTTGAAGTTATCAGCAAGGTAATTCAGCGCCTCGACAAGCTTGCCTGTCGCGCCAGCAGACGAATCTGCATTGCCGATATACGCAGTAAATTCGTTATTGATGCGCGTCATCGCATCTGAGATCGTGGAGTTCGTCGCTTTGAACTGTGCCTCAATCGGCTTTTGTGCATTCAGGATAGCTTTGAACACGCGTTCCGATGTGAGCTTCCCTTCAGCGCCGAGGTCTTTCAGTCCTGCGATTGTAACCTTGAATTCGTCGGCAATAGCCTGAGCCAAGATCGGCGCGTTCTCTCGCAAGGACCGGAGTTCATCGCCCTGGAGAACCCCAGAGCCCAGCGCCTGACCCAATTGCAGAATGCCTGCCGCTTGCTCTGATGCAGAAGCGCCGCCCGCCTTGAATGCCTTAGAGACAATGTCGGTTGCTGTGGCGATTTCCTGCTCCGACTGCGCCACACCTGATGCGGATCGGATCAATCTCGCATACAGGTCAACATAGTCACCGAACGCGGTTCTTGCCCCGTTCGCCCCATCTTTCAGTTGGTTCAGCGAGCGCGCCTGCACACTAGCCGACGCAGCAGCTGCGCCGATCTTGTTGCCTGCCTCAGTCCAGGCATCGGCATACTTGACGATTTCACTGACACCCAGCGCAGTACCAGCCAACGCGACAGTCGATCTCAGAGCGCTATCCAACGAAGACGAGATGCGGCTACCCATTCCGGCAAACGACTTTTCTACCTTGGAATTCATAGCGCCAAAACGTCGCTCAATCTCATTGGCCCGCTTCTGTGTGGTTCCGATCGCCTTGTTCATGGCGCGCTCGTATCCCTTAACGTCAGCCGAAAGCTGAACGACAAGGCGCTCTAGATCTGTTGCCATAGTTTCGAGATTCCTGTTATTCCATCATCAACCAGCGGTTGGAGGGAATTACTATGTTTTCGAAGATGATGATTTTTGTCTTTTGCGGCGCAACTCTATGCGGATGCCAATCAGACTACGACCGCACGGTAGAAGACATTAAGACGCGGCAATTTCAAAGCGAGATGGCCAAGCTGAACTCTGTCTCGACCGCTGAAATGGAAACCTCAGAAGCCAGAGGAACAAAAACCTGTCACGTTAAGCAGTACACAAGCGCGCATTTGGCAAAGAAGCGGATCGATCCCGCCACACAGAAAGTGAGCTCCTACGGCACAGATATGAGCGATGTTTTTGTGAGAATCTACAAGGATGGATCGGCTGGCATTGCCGTGACCGAAGATACATACCCTGGGACGAATGCTTATTTCCTCATAGAGGGGAAACGCTATGTGGCCGACGGCGATAACTACGCCTCGCTTGATCGCAAGGCTATCGACGCTCTGAAGAAAGACCCCGTCATCAAATTCTCTTGGACGAACTGGCCATATCGCAACGAAGTCGACAAAGACGACGTCATAGCCGGTTTTTCAAAGAGCTATCAGCAGTGCGTCGATTTTCTCAATGGGAAATCTTAAGCCTGCACAAAGTCCCAAAGCTCATCAACTTCTTTGGCCGTCAGGCTGCCGTCATCTGGTGAGTTGGCTTCGACATATCCGTCGACCATCGCCATGAACTGCCACACAGACATCTCGTTGACCTGCTGCGGTGTGAAGCCGATCACAGCGCCGGTCCCGTAGAGCGCAGCAAATCTCAGCTTTCCGTTTGGGAGTTCGTCAAGCTGCTTTCCGTTTGACTTGCTGCGTCGTCCTCCCCCACCTTCTCCTCCGGCGCACCCATCAGGGATGCCGAGAGAATGACCTGGGCAGGAATGAGGTTTTCCATAGGTGGATGGTCTTCAACATAGGCCCGAACGAGTTTCAACGCAGCAGCTGGCTGCAATCCAGCGCCGATCAGTCCGAGGCGTATAATGTTGGTGATATCCTCAATGCGCCAAGAGCCACTGTGCAGACGCTGCAGGACCACATACGGCCCCGCATCGCATTTCTCTTGAAGCTCTGCCAGCTGCCCCCAAGCAAGGCGGAACGAATACGTCCCGTCTGCCCAATCGAACTCGATACGTCCGTCCCGCATTATGGCGTGACCGGCGTCGTGACGCGGACCATCTCGCCATCGCTCTGAAGCGATACGTTGTTGGTTGCGCGCTGACCGTTGTTAGCGCCGACTTCCATGCTTTCGATATGCATGCGACCGGTCCAAGTGATCGTCTTCGCCGGAAACTCCCACTCGACCTTAACCGGAATGCTTTCGATGCTTTCAACGCCTTCCAGCCATGCATCAACGCTTTCAGAGGCGAGAACGCCTTCCCCAGAAATCGCCATGGATAGAGAAGTGGCATCACGCCCTACCCAATCGACCTTATCAGGATCTTCGCAGTCAGGAACGTTCACCTCTTCCAATGCCTTGGTGATCGTGATCGAACGTTGCGTGAAACCGCATGGCGCGGAATAGACGATGGGTTCAGCATCGTTGCCGAGGAGCACACGAATCTTGCCCCCCTTGATGGTGGTTGCCTGAGCCATTGCGGCCTCCTGTGTTGGCGGGTTTAGTGGTGTTCGATGCCAGCACGGAATGTGCTGACAATCTGGGTGGTCAAGCCGTCTGGTGCGCGCAGATCGCGCCGCCCGTCGAACTCGAAGTAGACAAGGGCGTTGTCGGCCAGAGGCAGGCTCTGATCGTCCAGCGCTCTCTTGATGGCCTTTGCGATCTTACGGCCTTCCATGAAGCCGGGATCACGGGACCAGGCATCTAACGGGATTATGAGCTCGGACGCTTCGATGCACTCAGCGTCTTCCGGCAAGTCCTGCACCGGCCCGAACGAGATGTAAGGGAAAGTGGCAGTAATCTTGCCGTCTTGCGTCGGCACGCGGTCATAGATGCGGTTGCCGACCAGAGCGACAATATCAGCGCTGGCTTTGAGCGCGTTGACGATCGCCACCTGTAATTCGTGTGCTGCATCTTGCGTCATGATCCGGCTGCCACTTTCTTAGCTGCGTCTCTGGTTGCCTTGGACACCGCACGAACAGCGCGACGCTTGTTGGCGCGCCACGACACATAGAAGAATGGTTGAGCGGTGGTGCCGGGGTGGATAGAGCCCGCGAAAAGCCCACCATTTTCATGGCGCGCCGTGCCGAACTCGACCCAACGGGCGTAGTATGCTTCGCTGTTGCCGGCATAGATCGTGAGCGTCAGACCATCCGCGCCGGTGGATTTCACCGAAGCCAAGGTGATCGAGCCCTTTGGAGCTTTACCCCACGTCCAACCGATGCTGTCCCGCAGCCTTCCATCATCGACAGCCACAAGGTTTTTCATCATCGTGACGATCTCTTCAGCGGTATTTTCCATCTGCTGACGGATCATCTGCTTTGCGACCTGTGGCAGCTTCGCCAGCTTGCGCTTCAGGCGATCGAGGTTCTGGATTTTCGTCATCCGGTTGCCACGCCACTCTGACAGAGGAAGTCCAGCCAGTGCCTGTCGTCAGTCGGGGTGATATCCCGAATGTTGTATTCGACGCCGGTGCGAACGTTCCTCACTCGCCAATCCGTATTGATCTGCCGCGTCTCCGGGGAAGAGCGAACAAATATGACCTGCGTATGCTGGCCTTGAAGGCGGTCAGCCAAGACGCTTTCGCCGCCGCGCAAATGAACAAACCCGGCTCTGACCTTGAATTTCTCAATCCACTGCCCCACGGTCACGCCATCGCCTCGGTCAATTCCTTCGCGCTGGTCAAAAGCAACGCTATGGAAGAGATCACCCGCTGATCTGGGTTTCGCCATCGCGCTGCGCCTCCGCGTCTTTACCGGCCCATTCAGCCTTGCCAGCGTCAATCGCCTGCTCTGCGCACTCTCGCTTCACAGTGCCTTCCCATCCTGCCAAGTAGGCCGTTGTGGATTGACTGGTGGGCTTGTAGTCAAAGTCTTGAGTGAATTTCACACGGGCCATAGCCGCCTCCTATATCGAGATCCTGCGCCATTTGGAGATGAGCGCGTCTTCCATCGTTTTCAGCGGCATGCTGGCATCCGTCGCGCCCTGCTCGTAGCCAATCTGAACGCGGGCTATAATCGCAGTCCAAAGATCCCGTGGGATGGTCGACTTGCCGTCAACGACTGGCCAACCCGCCTTATATGTGATGGACACAGCGCCGCTTTCAGCCAATCCCGAGGGGCGGGCAAAAGCATTCGCGAGCCGGACACAGGTTCGACCGCCGGCATCTGTTTCAAGAGTGTAACTAACTGGTGAAACCAGTGAGGGATTGCCGGCCGCGTCAATCCAGGAGACTTCCGAAACTGATCGGACAGGCCCGAGCGGCAGGAACATATGCTGGGCGAAACAATCAAAGCGTTGCCGCCACTCCTGCTCAACAAGGCAAATACCAAGTATGCCCGTCCAGCCCTCATAATGATCAACCGCACCCTGGACTAGATTCTCAAGCGTGGAATCATCATCGGAACTGTCGATCCGGAGCGCCTTCTTCACGTCTTCAACCGAAACCGGAAGAATGGCAGGCGCTGTCAAAAGGACTGGACGATGCATATTTATTCAGCCTTGTTTTTGAGCGGCTTCTCAGCCTTGTTTGCGAGCTCGGCCTCCGCCTTTTTCGCGGCAAGATCGGCATTGATCTTGGTGATTTCAGCCGTTGCAGCATCGCGAGCCGCTGAAACTTCACCGTTGATCCTGAGAATTTCGTTTTCGGCGGTGGTTCGAGCCTTGGTCAAGTCATCCTCCAGCGCCAGAATGGCGTCGCTGTTCTTGTTGCGAGCGTCGTTCAGGCGCGTTTCTTCATCAGCGAGCAGTTGATCGACCTCAATCCGTCGCTCGTCGAGGCTAGCGTCAATCTGTGCCAGCACGTTGCTCATACCGGCCTCATGCAAATCCGCGCTTTTGAAGCGTTCCGGATCATGATCGGCAAGAACACCCAATCCGACCAGGACGGCTGCGTCCGTCGGGGAAAGCTCGCGGGTATCGCCGGTTTTATAGAAACGGTCGCCTTCATGCTCCCGCATCACGTCGTATGTCTGGACATTGTTCGTCATCACACTCTCCTTCGGTTCATGAAGAGGGTGGACTAGCCACCCTCCGGTATGAGCCGAGCTTGACGCCTCAAGGTGCGGCGTTGACGTTTCCGTAGATGAAGGCCTCTGGACGATAGACTGCCAGTGCCAGTCGCTCTTCGCCAAGGATCGTGACCTTGTTGCGCACGAAGTCGTCACCCTGGAAACCAACCTCGATGCGGCTGGTCCACTGGTCGAAGATCTGGGCACCAAGCCGGAATGCTCCCGTGAGGAACTTCCCAACCGCAATCGACTGCGTGGCGACGACTGGCAGACCCCAGAGCGTTGGACGGACCGATCCTTGCGGATTGCCGATGATGTAGCGCCCTTCGCTGTCCTTCAGTGTTTCGATCGCAGCCCAGTCAATATCGTTCAAAACATGACCAGTAGCCGGGAACTCAGCAAGAGCCGCCTGCAGCTGGGCAATCCGGAGACGGTCGATCGATGTCACGGGTGTTGGAGCAACGTAGCCAGCCGGAATGGCGAACGCGGTTGCCTGGGGAATGATGCCCAGCAGGTTTTCCCCGATACCATCACCATTCAGAAGCTGCGCCTCTTCCTTCAGCGCCAGACCGTAGATCAAACGACCGTCGATCATGGAGCGGATCTGCGGGAAGTCGGACAGGATCTGCTTCGATGCACGGAACCAGTGAGCGATAACGCTGGTCGAAACATTCTTGTCTGTAAGCTTGATGTCAGACTGAGGCTTGAGGCCACCTTCCGCCACCATGGCAGCATTGTTGCTGAAGCCGGTTTCCTGAACATAAAGAATGTTCGGGCTGTCAGTGCTGCCAGGCGTGATCAGATCGCGCACAGTCAGACGGCGCTGCGGAAGCTCCAGGACGCCCGCAAGCCGGTTCGGCGCGATGCCTGCACCAGCCGAACCAGCAGCATCGGTCGTGGCCGTCGTCATATCAGCTTTGACCGACATATTCGCCGATGCACCGCTTTTTGGAGACGAAGCAAGCGACTTCAGTTCTTCAGTTTCGATGAACTGCTGACCGTAGCTCTTTTCACCAGCGCGACTGCCGGTGTCGTTCCGGGCGAGCTTCTGCTCCATCTCGGAAACCTGCTCAGTGAGCGCGTTCATTTTGACGAGAGCTTCGTCGGCTTTTTCCTTGATGGATTTGCCGAGATCCTCGCCAGCCTTCGCCTTGCCAAGAGCTTCCTCGGCAATCGCCTTCACATCATCAACGGCCTTCTGGTGATGGGCCTTGATTTCGTTGGCGAGCTGCGTTGTTTCATGATCGGGAGCGCGCATAAACCGCCCGGCAGCCCGCTCCATTGGTGTCATTGCGCCGAGCACAGATGCGCTCGACAATGCCGCAAAAACGGCAAGCCTACGTCCCGACATGGGATTCTCCTGATTGAATGGATTGAGGTTAGCCCCTGAGCGTTCGCAAAAACGCCAGTGTTTTATCCGCTTCGGCAGGTTCCCCCTGCCCCTTCAGATGGACGCGCGCGGCACGCTCCGCCTGCGAATTCGAAAAGCCCAATCCCTTGAGCCAAGTTTCGAACTCACGCTCTGTCAGCCGGTCCCCGGCTTTCAGTTTGTCTGATAGTTGATGCGCGGCCTTGAGAGCCTTGACGCTCCCGATCGTCGCATTGTCATTTGCGCCGATAGAAACGATGGACACTTCCTTGAGCTCGATCTTTTCGAGCGTCCAGACGCCGGTATCTGCATCGACCGAATGCTGTTTAATCCGATAGCCGATCGACAGACCGTCGATATCGCCTGCCTTGAGCAGCTCGTAAGCCTCGCGTGCACGCTGGACACCCATGTTGAGCTTGCCTTTCAACAGCAAACCCTTGGCGTCCTCAGATGCCTCAAGCCATTTCCCGATCGGCTGGCTGGCATCATGCTGCCAGAACATCTTCGGCATGGTGCCGGCCGCGCGATGCGCTGCTAACGAATCTGAATATGCACCAGGTGCGATGACATCCCCGTAACTGTCCGGTTCGCCGCCGAAGGTCGATCCATATCCCTCGAATTCGCCGGTGTCCTTCAGGGCCTTGATGTCGAGGCACGGCAAAGCCTGCGTAAGAGAAAGCGCTGCGCTGGACTTGTGCAGGATGGTGTTGTTCAGCTTCATTGCGATTGCTCCCGCTCCTGGGCGATTAACTGTCGCACCGCATCCTCGTCGATCTCGGTGATTGGTCGGTTCTGCATTTGCATACGTGGCACATCGCCGCCTTCAACAGGCGGCAGGTTTTCGAGCTCGCGGACCTCATTGATGGTCATTGCGCCGATAGATGTCATCTGCTGGTAGAACCGCGCGCGACCGGCAGTATCCCCACGCAACAGGCCTTCGAGGTTAAACTCGACGCTCACGCCAGCAGCCCTGTCGGCTGGAGTGAGGAGCTGCTTTTCTATCGCTTGCTCGATCCGCTTCAGGCGGCGACGCAAGGTGAATTTCTGGAAGCCGAGTGTCTGTTGCTCCAGACCCGAGCCCCAGCTCGTCGTTTTCTCGGTATGACCAATCATGAATGGCGGCACCCCGAAGAACCTGCATATTTCCTCAACCGAGAAGCCACGAGACTCAAGCATCTGAGCATCATCGGGAGCGATGGTGAGCTGCTCCCACTTCGTCCCACCCTCAAGGATCATCGGCTTGCCAGTGTCCGCAGCAGACTGAAACTTGTCGGCCATCTTGCTTTCGGCAAGTTGCCGCTGCTCTGGAGACAGCCATTTCTCGAACGTCAGAACACCTGACGGTCGCAAACCGTTTCTAAACGTAGCGCCGGCCGATTTGTCGATCGCGCGCGCCAAGCTGAATGTGTGGCGACCAACGTTCAAGGTAGACATTCCACCCAGAGGATTTCCACCAAACCCGCGAATATGCAGCATCGTCTTGTCGGTTTCGATGTAATGGCGACCCTCGTAGGACCAACGATACTCAAGTGTGCCGTTTTGCAAACGTTTCACACCGACGAGACCGGGATTAACAGGGGTCAGCGCAAGAACGCCACGGCTCCCGCGCTCGATCCGGGCGTAGGCGTTGCCTCTCAGCTCAAGCGACGCGGAGATGAATTCCCAGAAATCAACCGCCGTCTGGTCAAAGTTGGGACTGTCATGCAGCAGCCGGTACAGAGGATGATCGCGGTAAATTTCGCGATTTCCCTTACTATCCCGCCGGTAAACCATGAGCGGAAGGCTCGCGATCGTGCCGGAAAGCAGGTTTACGCAGGCCCAGGCGGCGGAAAGGGACAACACGCTGGAATCTGAAACATGCTCGCCAGCGTCGCCAACATTTCCATGCCAGCCATTTGTATTCTCGATCGACAGCATCCGCATTACAGATGTTGCCGCCTTGAAGGCAAGTTTTCGAAATGCGTTCACTGAGCACCTGCCATCTCACGGAAATAATCGTCCATACCTGCGTTACCCGAAGCCTCCGGGTTTCTGCCCATCAACTCACCAGCGTTGAAGGCCGCAACCAAGGGGTCGATCTTGGAGCTGGCCGTTTTCTTATCGATGTAGATGTTACTGCCGCGCTGTGTTGCGCAGGCATTCTGGACGCACCAGGTCAGCAGGCCAGAACCGCAATGCTTCATAGTGCCGTCAGCAAGCTTGCGCTCGATGCCGAAGATAGAGGCCGAGAGCTTGTAGCCCTGCGAAACCGCCTTCACCATCGGATCGACGATTTCATAACCTGCAAGCTCTTCAAGCAAGGCCGTCACGCCATTCGGATCAAGCCCGATCGCGCCGACCTCTGGCAGCTTTCCGGCATCGCGCAGACTGGCGATGATCGCAGCGGCCTCCTCGACGTCCTGCGTGACACGCTTGCATATGACCAGGTCACCGTCGCGCTCGAAATCGTTCAGCTTTTCGACGATCTCTGGATGGCGCGTGAGAACGGAAGGTTGCGCCCACGCTTTGGCCCAGAGCAGCCAGTGACGCGTTACCTTGTGGCGGCCGATCGCGGCCAGCCCCCAAAGATCGAGGAGGCCACCAACGTCGCCGCCCACCGCAATCACATCGCACTCGTCGATCAGGTATTGGAGCGTGATGCGTTTGTCAGCAGCAGCTTCCCAGTAGTCAGCGCCGATCCACCGATCGGAATGCAACGCAAGCCCGATTTCAACATTCAAATGCTGACTTGCCCAGCGCCGCTCTTCTTCTTCACCCTTTCTTTGAGCCTCTTCCCATTCCTCGATTAGTCGATCGAGAGTGATGGAAAGACCCAAATTCGGCAGAACCATGTGCCAGTTTTTCGGGTCTTTCCAAGGCTTCTGTTTACTGATCTGCATCGCTTCCGGGAACTCATAGAGAACCGGAAGAGTGTTGCCGCCTGTGATCGTGCCATCACGCACGCCACGCGCATATTGAAGATCTGATTTGAACACGCCCGAGGGCGGCTCATCGCTCTGGGTCGTGATGATGATCAGGAACGACTCTTTGTTCGGGATCAAACCACCGCTAATCTGCCCCAGAACACGCGACGCGTAGGAGTACGACGACATCACGTGCAGCTCGTCGAGGAGAACGCCGGCAGGCTTTGAGCCTGTCAGCACCTTCATGTCGAAAGTCTTGATCCTCAGCTTCGCCTTGTTCAGGCGATCGACAATCGTTTTCTTGTGCTCGATGGCATGGAAACGCTTGGCGAGGTACGGATCCGCTTCGATCATGCCGGCAGCTTGCTGATAAGCCGTGTCGGCAACGTCCTGCGTCGGCCCGATCAACAAAAACTCGGCGCGAGGCCGCCTGTTCATCAGCAGCGCCGTGACCATGATGCCAGCGCCGCCCGTTGTCTTTGAATTCTTCTTCGGTACCAGGCCGAAGACTTTGCGCACATGCCGCTCGCCCTGCTCGTCGATCGAGCCGAAAATTGCCCGGACGATATCGCGGAACCAGTCACCGGCAGCATCGGCCATGTAAGGCTGGTCTGGTACGTCCGGCAGACGAAGGTTATCGAAGATGCCAACCGCTCTGTTGCCCTCGTCGAGATCAAGCGGAAGATCCGGAACGATGGGGCGACCGTCCCGCAAGCGCTCTGCCCAATCAGGGCAAGAGAACTTCCAGTCGGCCTTTATTGCAGAAGCGAAGCCCATGGAGTGCCTTCATGCGCCGTATGGGCGTCTCTGTCGGCGGCCTCCTTCTTGCCAAGCTTTTCATCCGGGGTCTTTTCCGGAGATCTCGGTATCGGCACAGCAGGCGCGCCTTGTTTTTCGATGATGTCGAAGATCCGCGAGATGGCGACCGAGTTGCCGGACTTCATTTTCTTGAGCGTGACTTCCAGCGCCATGCCTTCGATCTGGTCAGCGCCCTCTTGGAGCTCTCGGGAAAAATTCTTCCGTAAAGTCTTCTCGTCGCACTGGAGATACCCGGCTATCCGGGCTTGCGTCCAACCCGCTGCGCGAAGAAGACAGACAAGCTCCTGATTTTCCTTGCTCTTTCCGAACGAAGGCCTACCGCGTCGATCTTTGATGGGCTCAATCGGCTTGCCGAAGAGATCAAGCTCGACATCCTTGCCGGTAAAATCATCAGACACGGTAAAAAAAATCTCCGGATGTGGGGGACGCGGGTGCGGGAGGAAGGGGCCTTCCAGACTTTTGACCCGCCCCCCCTGCCGGTCACTCTGGGGTCTTGCCAACATCGACCATCACCGGTGGGTGAGCGTCGCCGAGGATGCGAAGATGAACAGGTGCGCCCGCATTGAGGCGCGCAAGCTCGTTAGGCGTTGGGAACCATGCGGTTGTCATCGACGGCGTCTGCTCACCACCGACCGTGCAGTTGATCAGCTCATCACGAAGAGGAAGCCCGAGATAACCTTGGCTCTTGCCGATGATGCGCGTTGCACCTTCAATCATACCGATCTGCATGGCTTCACCAACGGCCTCGCGACCGCTCCTCTCGTTGCTTCAATGTGTCGTGGCATGGCTTGCACAGCGTCTGAAGGTTTGTCTCATCGAAGAACAGCACCTCGTCACCCTTGTGAGGCTTGACGTGGTCGCAGATGAGTTTCGATGTGTTGCCTTCGATCTTTCCGCAGCCTGCCATCTGGCACGTGAACAGATCACGCGTGAATGTCTGGATGCGCAGCCGCTTCCATCTGACCAGCTGGTACCACTTGCGCCATGGCTCTGCTGTCTGACGATGCTTGTTGCGATCCTGCTCATCACCAGGTGCTGGACCCAAGCGAGGTGGCAGCGTGCCGAGCGTCGGCTTCAGTGTCGTAAGTCTGGCCATATCTCTAGAAAGCAGAAAGGCGACCGTTAGGCCGCCTCATCATTCCGTCGATCATAGCTGTAGCACTGACCCTGAATCGGTGTCTCGCTTCGGGAGACTGTCAGGGTTGGGTCTGGGCGCGAGCGTAACCGCCACTAAGAACCAGATCGACCATGCGCATTTTTACTCACACTTTTTCCAGCATGGCAAGTGGCATGTTGAAGGGTGTAGGTCTGCCAAAGATGTTGATGCTGACGATGGCATCGCCGTGGCCCTTGCTCGCGAAGCCCTCGATAACGACCTCGAACCCAACGAATGGACCGGTCGTAATCCGAACCTTTTGATCCTTAATGAATGTCGGTGCGGGGCGCTCCCAATCATATTCGCCACGCGCAGCCAAGTCACGGAAGTTGTTGACCGTTTCAGTTGAGATACGGGCAGCAGCTTCACCGTTCATGATGACGTTTTTAACGTGGATAAAGCTGCGAATACCTCGCAAAGCCTCGCCTGTCGGGCAGCAATATATAAACACAAGACCGTTGAAAACGGTCGTCGGAGAGGGTGGGATGCGCTTGCGGTGACGCTTCCTCTCAGGTCCCATTCGCATAGGAACCCATGCTCCAATACCCGCATCAAGCATATCTTTTTCCACAGTCTGCTCATGGCCAAACGCCACTTGAGCAATCACCCAGCCCGAATCGCTCACTGCATCAGCCAACTTCTTGCCCGCCGATTCGCGTTCCCTCGCCACCTGTGCAGCCTCCGCAGCGATACGATCCAGCTTCAACAGACCGCGCAAAGACACATGCTGGGAGATATCCTCGAACTTATGCTGCATCATTTTCGCGCCCCTCGTTAATCTGCTGTCCGAAGGCGTCCCAAGCTTCGGAAACCGCCAAATCCAAATCCGTCACGTCCGCTGGCACTTGTGGGAAGAACAGCCATTCAAGGCCGGTTGGCACCGCTGGCAGAGGCAATCCGGCCTTTCCGAAGAACCGCTTCCAAGCCGCGTACAGATCGCTACCGATGTGAACGCCATCAAAACCTTCGGAAACCCGGAGAAGCTGCGGGCTGACAGTGACGCCTTTGCGATCCCCTGCCCGCTCATCCATCGTATTGACCTTCGGCCAGCCGTATTTGCGGCGACGGTCTGCAAGCTCCGCTTCCGCCGCAGCGCCGCCTTGCTCGACAATCCGGCGCTGAAACGGCGTAAGCTGTGGCATGGTCTGCGCAATAGGCCGCAGCAGTTCGGCACAGCGTCCGGCATGCCATGGCCGGGTGTAGGCGTTATGCACCTGCGCCACAGCCATATCGGATTTCGGGTCTTCCAACTTTTCCCAATCCTTGCCGGTCAGGTACGGTCCGGCATACGGCACCTTCACGCCCTTCGCTGCGTTGGCACGTTCGATGTAGGTCGGAGATTTGGCGATGCATTCGGCCCGCTGTTCTGGCGTCAGCATGAACCAAGCCTTTTCGGCAGCATAGGCGCTGTCCACCTTGCGGGTCGGCCAATCGCCGTACCAACGCTTGAACGCCCGTGCCACGGCCTTCGGGTCTTCATCGCTTTTCAAATCAGCTTCGTGCGCATCTCCCTCTTGCTGATAATCAGTATTTTCTAAGGGTGAGTTATTACTAGGTGCCGATTTTACCGGCGACGGTGAATCCGGCGACGGCTTTACCGGCGACGGCATTTCAGTCTGCGGTAAAGATGCAACACTGTCGGTTTCAGACCTTGTTTCCACGCTGCGAGGCTCATCGAAAATCACCAGGGCAGTGGCGCTGAAACGGCCATCTTCGCGCGTCTGTTCGCGTTCCGCGTAACCGATATCAACCAGTTCCGCGATCATCTTGCGGGCCTTGTCGCGCCCGCAACCGCCCTTCTTGATGATGTCGCCGACCACGACAGTCCAGTTGTCCGGCTTCGAAAGCAGATAGCCCAGCAGCCAGCGCGCATCCATCGACAGGCGCGTGTCCTCAAACACATGGTTGGGAAGGGTGGTATAGCGCGCGTTGCGCACACCACGCCGGATTGTCGGTTCGCTCATGCCAGACCGCCTTTGCGAACCAGCGTCCGCATGAAACCGCGCATGGCGTTGACGTTGGTAACGACTTCCGCAGGCGGGTGTCCGTCCGCGCCGCGCGTGGCGACAAGCAAGGTAAACTCCATTTCAAGAAGCTCGACACCCTTGAGAAAACCCGAAGCGCGAAGGACGCGGCGGATATCCGTCTGACTGCGGTAGAATACAAAACTCGGCACCTGCAACAGCCATTGCGCCCGCTTTGCGTCCGTTTCGCAGTATTCCAATAGTTCGATAATCGGCAGCATCCCCGTCATGCCCGCCCCCTTTTCCATGTCTGAAAGTCGGCCCGCAGGTCGATAAACGCCGTCTGCGCCCGCTCTTGTCGGTTGAGTTGTGTTTTGCTGGTGATGCCGAGCAGCCGTTTTAAAACGGCGTCGGCCTGTTCCTGATTGTGGATGGCGGACCCGCCCCGGTTACGGCGCTCAAGAAACCGCTGAAACAGCGGTTCTGCGCACAGGATCGCCGCGTTGGCGGCAAAGTCGCCGTCGCGCATGCGTGTGGCCTGTTGCCCGTCCTGCGCTGGCTGTCCTTGCTTCAAGGCGATGATGGCGCGGCGACGAATATCGAGGAACATGAACACGTTTTCCAATGCGCCGCTGATCAGCTCGATTTCGTCCGGCGATGCGGTCCTGTAGATCGTGCAGATCACGTCTTGTTCACCAGACGACCGTTGAGCGATGATGTTCGTCTCGCCACCGTCGATATCAATTGCCCACCGGTCGCCGTGGCTGCGGTTGGCGATATCGATCAATCTGGAAACCCGTGCTTTTTCTCGGTCCCGCGCGCCTTGCGCCCCCGCCGTCATACCGCCACCTTCCTTGCCTTCTCATCCAGCAGATCGGCATAGCGAGCGTGAATTTCGTCCGGGTATAGAACCGAGCTTTCAAAGCCATAGAGGCCAGACACGTTGCGTCGGATGAACGAAAGGCGTTCCGCCTCGTCATTCGTCAGCATGCGTAACGGCCAGCCTTTGACGTATTTCATTTCGGGCGTGATATGGGCCTCAAGTTCGCGCCGGACCGCCGCGAGTCGCTTGGCAGACGCCAGCCGTTTTGAAAGATCACCCTCAAGCAGCTGCGGCGCGACATCGCCAAGCCAGCGCGCACCCTGAAATGCGAAACCACTGTCCGCCTCAAGTGCCACCATGCGGCGATACAGATCGTGGCTTTGAGGTTGAGCGGAAGCCGCCGCCAAATCCGAGACATTCGACATGATACAGAAGCGGCACGACACGCGCCCCATGCCAAACTCACGATAGGCAGGATGGGGCCGTAACCCACTGGCATCTATGGCTGCGAAGACTTCCTCTTCGCTCCAATCGAGAATAGGACGCCAGTTCCAAACCCGGCCTCTTGCATCACCGTCGCATACCGCCATGCGCGAGCGATTGCGGCTTTCGGCGCGGCGAATACCGGTTACGTTGATGATTTCCTGATCAGGATAACGCTTTTTTAGATCAGCAATGATGACGTGGGTTTTGAGTTCCGAAGTACAGAACCGCATGTCCGGGGTTGACCAGCATGGCACGAGGGTGACTGTTGATAGAAGCTCGTACCGAACTCTGCTGGATACCCAACGGCTTTCCCAGCGCTCCATCAATCCACCGGCCTTGCGCCGCACAACGATGAGGTCACACCGCAGATGGTCTGCAAGTTCTTCGCAAATCGGATGGCTTTCGTTCCATTCGACCAATCCAAGATCGGCATGGATAAGAATGCGAGGGCCAGTATGGCCGATGGCGTCGAGATGATGGAAAGTCGCCAGAGCCGCCGCTTGGCTGTCCTTGCCGCCTGAAACGCCGATAGCGACAGGACAATTGCGGGCAATCAATGCATCAATCTCGGTAGCTCGAGAGACGTACATTACGCCACCTCGCTTTCCGGCGATCCGGCTTGATTACCCCAAAAATCCCACATGCCGTTCAGGCGAATATCGCCTTCGGCGAGGCTGCCCTTGCGTTGGAAAAGTTCGAGCTTGCGCATTCCCGGCCACAGCCGGTCTATCTGTTCGGCATACCAAACCGGCTTGCGGCTATGCTCCGTCTTCGGTTCGGCGTGAACACTTTGCGGCTGCGTACCCGGCAAGGGTGCGAGCGAAATCGTGCCGCGCTTGCCGATCAGCAGGATTTCGTGGCGGTCGCGCGTCCACCGGCCCATGCCGATGTTCACCTTGTCCCAAACCAGCGACGTGACAAATTCGAAGCCCCATGCTTCCAGAACGGCGATGCCATCTGGCAGGCGGTTGGCAGTCACCCAAAGCAGAAGCACCGCGTCACGTGTGAACGGCGATTTGTCGCCAGCGCACAACGCCTTGATGGCCTCAACCGTCATGGACGGATATTTCAGCCCCTTGTCCTGCCCTGTTTCATCGCTCCAGGCCTCTTGTTGCCAGGGCGGGTCCGCATAACCGATGGGATAGGCGGCGCGCGGCATGGCATAACCGGACTTGCGTCCATGATCTGCAATCAGGTTGACCATGCGCATCCGCGATTCGCGGTTGCTGGCCTGTTCCGCCGTGCGCATTTCCTTCGTTTCGGCTTTTTTCGCACGGTCCGACGCGATAAGTTCGCGCGCAAACACCATTTGTGCTTCCGGCGTTTCCAATCGTTTGAGCTTGTCTAGGGTCACACCCTTATCGTGGACAGTTCCGCGCAGCATCTGGATTGCGGCGACGGAAATCTTTTCTCCGCGCTCGACATCGCGACGAATGGTGCGCTCGTCCTGTCCGGTTGCTTGCGCCGTCGCCGCCGTAAAGGTTTTGGCGTCACGGACAATTTGTCCGCCACGTCCTTGTGCTGCGTTCGAGGCGTTCGCCTGCGCCGCTCCCTTTGCCGTTTCAGGGTGCTTGATCAGATAGATTTCCTTGCGCCGCGCCAAAAACAGCGCCTTGTCGGATGGCGTTAGGTCCGCACGGATGAGGTTTTCGTCAATCTCGCAAAGCTGGCGATCCAGTTCGTCGCCATCGGCATGGAAGCAAAGAACCTTGATGCCGAGACGGCGGCTGGCTTCTAGTCTGTGCCCACCAGCACCGAGGCGAACCACGGCATCAGCCTCCCTGCCGTAGACTACAATAGGCTGTTGCTGGCTGTAGGCCTTGAAGGATTCCATCAGCGCGAGAACGGTGCCTTCATCCAGATTGCGCAGTCGGTTTCCGGCATCGACGGTTTGCGGATCGCGAACCGTCGCCACCTTGCGTTCCGGCAGGCTGGCAGCATCTGCATCAGGCAGTTTGCCGAGCGTCCGCGCCCGGTCCAGCAAATCAGCAGCATTGTCGCCGGGGCGGAACAGATTGCTGTCCTTTGCATCCCGCGTCAGATAACGGTGCGCCATTGCAGACGCAGCCGAAACACGGTCATTGTGGCTTTTGCAATGAAACTCGCCGTCGCGGACAGCTGCTGCAACAATGCTCAATCCATTCGCACCAAGCATAGGGTGGGTTTGAGCGGCCATCACGCACCACCCTTCCGGGCCATCAAGCCCAAATCAGTAATCGCGATCCGGGCCGCGCATCCCTGTTCGGTTGCGCCGCGCCGCAAGAGGCGTTCCGCCATGCCAGGGTGAAACTCGAATGACGCAGCGTTGATGGATTGACGAACGGCGGGCGGCAACGCGTCGAACCGCGACATGCGCGCATCACGGGTTTCGGGCTGGAACATCGCAGCGGTCATCTCGCACCGCCTTGCTTGGCATTGACGATCAACTCTTTCAGTTCGCGGATCGCCTCGTGCGCCTCTTTGGTGATGCGCTTAGCCACAGCCGCCGTTCCGAGCGTTCCGGTCTCTTCCGCTTCTTTCACCACGCGGATTACATCCATGACTTCGGTCATCAGGTCGATAGAATCGGACTGGCAGATGGCGCGGCGCTCTTGTTGGATTTCGTCATCGACGATCAGCCGGTAGCCAAGCTTCCGGGCCATAGCACTTATGATAACGGGGCTTTTCGCGCGGCGATCCGCTTCGATTGCGACATCAATCGGAATGAAGTTTTCCTGATTTTCGTCGTTGAAGCTGGCGTACTTCGAGAGCGTCGAAACATTGACGCGCGTGAGATGCGGGAAGTCGGTCACGCCACCACCCAACTTGTAGGCGGTTTCTGTCGCGCTTTTCAGCTCGCGTCGTTCTTCATCGGAAATAGTGCGCACGGAAACACCCCTGAAAGTTCGTCAAGGAAAGAAAATCGGAAAAGGATTCGGTGAACGGCAGATCAGTCAGCCGTAGAAAGGACCATCAACGCGAAACAGGAGGCCCACATGCAAAACGAGAGTTACCCGCGCCGGAATATGGCATCGCTACCGATCCGGCGCGGGTCGCAGCGGGCTGGAAGGAGTCCCCGCGCGAAGGAGAGAAGAGGCCAGTCATTCGGCGGCCTCCTGAAAATTGGATTGCTTTGGGCGAGGTATTTTATCCGGCCAAGCAGCATCCTCCGGCCAATTGTCTGAAAACCAGCTCATCGCCTTTTCAAAGGTCGCTGTGTTGATGTCACTGACGCCCTCAGCAATGCGATCAAGCGTTGATCCCCTATTCAGAACAATCGTCGAAACACGTTGTCGCCCAATCCGGCGCGATAGTCCGTAGGCATCGGAAACAGATATGAGTTGCGAGCAGAGCTTCGATATGATCATGAGGGCGGAAAATACGGAAAGATTTCCGCCTCGTCAACGGAATTGTTTCCGCATTCCCAACTTTCAAAATGCGGATAATATTCCGCATATGAGCGAAACTTTTCACGAACGATTCACACGGCTTGTCGAGGCTAGCCCGTTGAAACCCCAAGCAATTTCAAAAGCGGCGGGCCTAGATAAGGATACTGTTCGAAAGTTACTTGCTAACCCTGAACAGAAACCTTCGGTCAAATCGCTTTCGGGTTTGGCTGATGTTTTGGGGGTTTCAGAGCAATATTTACTCAAGGGGATCAATGACGGTGAGAGAAAACTGATCTCTAGCTTCGATCCAGATGCGCCCGAATCACGCGGGCAAGACGCAGATTGGGATGACGGTTTGCCCTCCATGGGCGTTATTGATGGTCGGTTGCAATATAAAGGCCGAGTAGCCGGGGCGTCACCCGAAGTCCCTGCCGCCGCTGGCGCTGGTCAGGGTCACATCATTGAGGATCGTTTAGCTCGTATCGAGACCAACGGTATTGCTTCTGGTCACCCAGTAAGCAGCGAATGGCTGATACCTGCGGATTTCGTTCGGCACGGGCTGGGTGCCCAACCTTCGCAGATAATTATCGTTCCGGTTGTCGGGCACTCTATGGAGCCCCGCCTATACGCTGGCGACCGGGTTATGGTCGATATTTCTCAAGCAGCCTATGTTGGTGATGCAATCTATGTGTTCAGCGACGGTGATGACGTACTGAAAGTCAAAACACTAAGCAAAATGTCCGGATCAAACCCAGCGAGATTTCGGATAATCTCTGAGGCATCCCCCGACCGCTATGACGAATTACAGCATGACGAATTCAGAATTTTAGGCCGCGTCGTCGGTCGCTTTTCGAGGATGTGATGATGAGGCAAGAATATGACTACGAAAAAATTCTAGTCAACGTTGAGAGCCTAACTCCTAAACTTAGAGAACCAGCCTCGGAGGGTGACTTACTTAAGGTTTACACCGCAATGGCACTACAACAAGAAGCAATACTCGATGCAATGGGCGCATTGAGCGCAATGGTATCAAACGTGTCCTTGGATGAAAAGCTCAGAAAATTTGGCGAGACATTCCAAAACTCAAGCAACTACATAAGCATACAGACACAGGAATTGCTTAAAAAAGCGAACGTCGAAGTCGCTGACCATGAGTGAAAACAATGTCGTGAACCTTTTTACCAGACTGCACGACAGCCAAGAAGCTAAGCTAAAGGAACTGACAGAGATAAAAACCTTGAAGTCGGGCGGTGGCGGTGGCACATTTGACGGCATGGAACCACGCGTAAGAGCCCTCGAAGATGACATGAAAAGGCTACTGCAAGACACTGCCGAAATTAAAGGCATGTTGCGGTCGGCTCCATCCGCCGTAGCTTTCGGGGAATTAAAAGGCCGAGTCGATAGCCTCCCAACTACTGCAAAAATGGCCGCAATAATTTCCTTAGCGGTCGGTGTATTGACACTACTTACGCGCTGGCACGACATAGTAATCTTCTTCAGCTAGAATTGAATGTTGAATATCTGAGTCAACCCCGTCTAACCAACGGGGTTTTTTCATACATTAAAGGCGGAAAGATTTCCGCTATTCGATATTGACGCGGAATTATTTCCGCCTTATGTTCGCTCCATCCCAAGCCAGAAAGCGGCATGGGATCAGCCGGGCGGCATCCTCCAGCAGAAGGTCCACACCCGCCCGGCTCCCTCAAAGGCGACGGAGACAGACATGCAGGAACGCACGCAGGACGAATTGAAGATCATCAGCAGCATGGCAGATACCATGTTGGACCTTGGTGAAGGCTGCACAGAAGAGCAGCTAGCCAACCGCTTTACCCGCGCAGAAATCAAAACCTACAGCGAAGAGGCCCGCACGGTCGCTTATCGCAAGGCTGACCGCATCGCGGCCTGACCTTCATCCGCTCCGGTTTCCGCCTCACGTGAGGCGGTTTCCCGAACGGTTGAACGGAGAACGAACCATGTTCCGCATTTCCCCCATGATTGAAACACCACCGAGCATCCATCAAATCCGCATGCTGCAAACCATTATCGGTGTCTGCTCTGCTGCACTGCTGTCCGCGCTTGTCGCCATGGGTGGCCTGTAATGGCTGGCCGCACAGCACATTGCCATGGCGGGAAACTGCCAGACGGTGAAACCCTGCAAAAGCTAGTCAATGATGGCTACGGCAAAAAGCAGATCGCCGAACGCTATGGCGTGACAGCTGATCACGTTCACCGCCGCCTGAAAAAGCTTGGCGTCACATCGCCAATGGACAGCAAGCCACAACCGGCCCGCACCTATCCCGTCATGCAGCTTCGCGGCCCGCAACGCCGCATCACCCTGCCGCATGTGTCCATCCTCGCGCAAATGGAGAAATACGCATGACCAAGGCATTTTCCAGAATAATCGAAATTGAAGGTACGTTGGTCGATCCCAGGTCCATTTCGTCAGAGGTCATACTCGCGGAGTATGCCCGGCGAGGGCTGGAAAGCCGAGTGCGGCCTACGCCAACCAGTGAGATCAACGAAGCCTATCGGCTGATCGCGGAAAACCGGAACAGCGATGCGATGGACGTTCTTGCCCGCGCATTCCAGCTTGCCCCCCCCGTCCCACGAACGCAGGATCGTGGACCTGCTGTCTTACGGTAAGGCGTAACAACATGGCTGAACTGTATTTCCGCGTCCATCGCACGGAATTGCTTGCAGCGCTTGGTGCTGTGAGCGGCGCGATCCCGCGCAAGGATGAAATCCCGATTCTGCAAAATGTTCTTTTGCAGCCGGACGGCGAACGGTTGATTGTGCGCGGCACCAATCTTGATCTTGAGGTTGAGACCCGCTGCGATCTGCTGGAAGCCGGGAACGGCGATGCGCTGACGATTGGATTCAAGGAGCTTTTCGACATCGCGAAGAACATGCCGGAAACTGCCGAGATTGCCATTCACGAGGGTAAAGCGCAGGGACAGGTGACGATTTCAAGCGGTCGTTCGCGCTACAATCTGCACGTCCTGCCTGCGCTGGATTTTCCGTCCATGGGAAAGCAGCGCCCGCCCCTGGCATTTTCAATTGTTGGAACGGTGCTGAACGCGGCGTTCAAGAAAACGCTCTACGCGGTCAACACCACCACGAAGGACCGCCCGCATCTTTCCGGCACCTACATTCACGCCTTGCCGGACGGAAAGCTGGCTGTCGTGGGTTGCAACGGCATCAAGATCGCGGTCGCGCGTATCAATCCGACAGAGATGGTGGATTTCGAGCCGCCCATCATTGCCATCGACACGGTGAAGAGCTTCTCGAAGCTGATGGGAGAGGCAAAGAACGAATGCCAGGTGTTCATCAGCGAGAACAAGATCGTCTTCGAATCCGGTGACACTATCATTGTTTCCAAGTTGATAGATGGCGTCTTTCCGAATTACGAACGCATCATACCGGAACGCCACGATATCAAGGTTCATGCAGACCGTGATGCCGTCTTGCGGGCCATCAACCGCGTCATGGCGATAGCTGGCGACACCAAGTCGCAGGCAACGAAGTTCCTGATGTCCCGTGGTCAGATGCAGATCGAATACGCCACCACAAACGGGCAGACTGCCGTTGAAGCGCTCGATATCCAGTATGACGGTGAAGACTTCTATCGAGGCTTCAACGGCGCGCTTGTCAAAGACACGCTGGAAAGCATTTCCAGCTCGTCATTCCTGATGTTCGGGGATGACCCGGAATCAGCGGGTCACTTCACACCAGCCAACGATGCAGATGAGGATTATATCCTCATGCCTATGAGGGTTAAATCATGACCACCCAATCCGCACCCATCCGCCGCATCGTCGGCCCCACCATCCTTCTCGGTTCCGGCACCTATTTCAATTTCGAGAACCCGGAGGCATCCGAGCTGACGATTGAGGACGTGGCCTACAGCCTCGCCTTTCAATCCCGCTTTACCGGCCAGTGCGTCAGTCGCAAAACCGGCAGGCGCGTCTATTATTCCATCGCCCAGCACTGCGTTATCATGGCTCACTATGCCGACCAGCCGCACAAACTGGCAGCGCTCATGCATGATGTGAGCGAGGCAACTTGCGGCGACCTCAACTCTCCGCTCAAAGCCATCTGCCCCGATTACAAGCGTGTGGAGAAGCGCTGCGAAGCCGCAGGCCTTGCCCGCTTTGGCGTCACGATGCCCGACCCGGCCTATATCAAGCATCTGGACACACGCATGCTCATCACCGAGCGCCGCGACCTGATGCCGTGGAATGGCGAAGAATGGGTGGAATCCGCAGAGCCGTTCGAACACGAGATTTTCCCATGGGAGAACCCGCACATGGCGGCAGATGTTTTCCTTTCCACGTATCGCGGACTGACGGAGCGCCGCCTATGACCAACACCTATCACCATGATCCGGCATTTCTCAAAGCCGTCGAAACCCTCATTCAAACGATCCAGTTCGATGTCAACGGAACCGCAGGCAAAGGCGGCAATGGTGGCCTGACCTCCGACAAGGCCATCCGCCAGTCCGGCGAACTCAACATCATGATGGACCGGATCAAGAAGCTGGAAGCAGCTACGCCCCCGGTCGACAGCTTACAGGACCGCGTTCAACCTTGGATGATGGCTTGCTTCGGCCCCGAAATATCAGCGGACAAGCTTGAGCGCGCCGACCGGCTCCTGGAAGAAGTGTTCGAGCTATTACAATCCGGTGAATACCCGCGCGAGCGCATCAGAGCGCTTGAAGAATACACATTCTCCAGAGAGCGCGGCGAACCAGCGCAAGAGGTTGGAGGCGTCATGATTACGCTTGCGGCTTATTGCTTAGCGCACGAGCTAGATATGCACCATGCAGGCGAAGTGGAGCTTTCTCGCATTTGGACGAAGGTCGAGAAGATCAGAGCAAAGCAGGCAGCTAAACCAACGGGTTCAGCCTTGCCAGTTGCCATGACCGCCCACTCCGCACGGGTGCAGGAAGTGCCGGTATTCGGACCCTTCGCGCACTTGAATGGTGTTCACGGCCTTTCAGAAGAATACTGGACCGTCGATAACGACCCCGGCACCGACGATGATGAGCTATTCTCCATTCCGCTCTATTCGCTTGTCGATCCCTTTACCGCAGCGCCCACGGCCATCCCAGAAATTGAAGTGGGAGAAGAGCCGGAATGCTGCGTTGCCTGCGACGTGCCGCTTGAGGTCGGTGACCTTGTGTATTGGTGCAGCAGTGACGATAGCGGCCACCTCCACGCAGACTGCTGCGGCCCGGATCGCGAAAGCTACGTGCACCCGGATGGCTCACCACTGAAAGACGATGAGCCGATCCCAGCGCCCTTCGCTTGGAAGCCAGACAATGTCGCGCCTTCCGACGCGCATGAGGATGGTCGCTTTGAGGAGGTGAAGTGATGCCGGAATCGCAAACAAACAGCGAAAACAAAGCATCTGTACCGACCGCCCTCACGCTAGACGAACTCAGGGAAGAAATGCGGCTAGCCGCAGCCTCAATCCGTCAATGGATGCCCGAGACGTTGCCAGCCAGCGATGACGGAAAAATCCATTTCGCCCGCTTGCTGGCGGAAAGCGCAGCCGAGTCGATTGAACAGTTCCTCGCCACCACGGGGGGCGCATGAGCCGCCGCCAATCCATCTTTGATAAGATCATGAGCCGCGTTGAGATCAACCCGGAAACAGGTTGTTGGACATGGACCGGCCCCAATTCCGGCAAGGAAGGGCGCGGAGCTGGTTATCCGCGAATGTCGCTGGGCGGGCAAACCGTCGCCGTGCACATCGCCATGTGGACCAACGAGCACGGGTACATTCCCGGCAAAAAAGAACTTGATCACAAATGCCGCAATCGCCTTTGCGTCAACCCCAACCCCGATCATCTGGAAATGGTGACGCGCAAGCGCAATGCGATGCGGCGCGAGGAAGCAAGGCGCATGCGCTGCGAAGAGGTGGAGCTATGACAACCACAGACCCACAAACCAGAAAGAGTCGCCGCCCGACACTCCGGGTGCGCGACGTGAACGCCACTCTGGAAGCTTTGAAAAAAGGTGGCATGACGCCGACTGCATTGGACACATTGCCAGACGGCACCTTTCGATGGCACTTTACGCCACCGACACAGAGTGACGACTCTGAATTAGATCGCGAGCTGGCGGAGTTTGATAAAAAGAATGGTTACAGTTGAGCTTAAAGGCATTCACACCGTAAAGGCCAAGGGCAGTACATATTACTATGCTTGGCGCGGTGGCCCAAGGCTCACAGGCGAACCCGGCTCACCAGCTTTCATGGCGTCTTATAATGAGGCCGTCGCCAGCCGTGCCGAACCAGAGAACGGTAAATTCCGCTCAATCATCACCCACTACAAAGCGACAGAATTCAAAAAGATTGCCGACTCCACCAAGCGCGTCTGGACGCCTTGGATAGATCGGATTTCAGCGCACTTTGGGGATTTAAGTATCTCTCAGTTTAATAGGGCCGAGAAAATCAGGCCGCGCATTCGCCAGTGGCGCGGGCAGTACAGCGACACACCGCGCGCAGCTGACACCGGAATGCAGGTTCTCTCTCGCATTCTGTCCCATGGTGTAGACCCGATGGGCAAACTCAATTCGAACCCCGCCGAGGGCATCAAGCACCTTTACACCAGCGACCGATCCGAGATCATTTGGACAGACAGCGATATCGCCCAGGTCAAGGTTGGTTGTTCGCAAGAGGTTATGTGGGTTATCGACCTAGCTGCGCACACGGGCCTGCGCGTAGGCGACCTGCTTAAACTCTCATGGTCCCATGTTGGCGAGGACGCCATCATCATCTCGACCGGCAAGAGCAAACAAAAGCGCGAAGCGATCATTCCCCGCTACGACGCCTTGAACGAGGTACTTGCGCGAATTCCAAAGCGGTCGCCTGTCATCCTAACTAGCACCAAGAAAAAGCCGTGGAAGCAGGACGGCCTCAACACGATGTTCTGGCGCGCTAAAGAACGAAACAGCATGCTTGAACGCGATCTGCACTTTCATGACCTGCGCGGGACAGCCGCAACCAAGTTCTACAATGCTGGTCTATCCGTTCGCGTCATTGCTGAAATCATGGCTTGGGAAGAGGAAGCGGTTGAGCGGATTATTCGACGCTATGTAGGTCGCAATTCGGCCACGAAGGAGATGATCAAGCAACTGAACGAAGCGCAAAAAAATAGGCGACGCTGAAGTCGCCTATCTGATAGCTAAACTTAATATCTACTATTCTACGATCTGCTTCCATATCGGACCGGCGACACTTACATGATAGTAACTGTCCAGCGCTCTCGAAATCATTGCCGTCGGCACACGATGATAACTTGCTATTTTGATGAGTGATGTCTCTTTTTTGGCAAGTCGAGCAATGTCATGTTCGCGACACTCATAGGGGTAGAGCAGCTCGAGAGCAGCAATTTCAGCCAGCATCTCTGACTGTGATACACCCTTGGCAACGTCTCCGATGTTGGCAAAATATTCAATCAGGAGATCTTCAATGGTTCGAACTCCATCGACAGACCAATCTTCACGCTCGTCAATTATGACGTGGCACAATTCCTTAACAGCGGTAAACCGCAGCCAATCGTCAGTTTGATTCATCCGCACACGGATGATGACTTCTTTGGCATAGCGCTCCATGAGGCCACGTAAGAAGTTACCTTCGAAAGTAACGCCCTTTTTAGTGATTTTGATCTCATACATAGTCGATACGACTGAATACAAGTCTTCAACTGAGATGCAGTTGAGATTAGCTCCATTAACGTAGGTCGCATACTCTTCACGCACGTGATGGATTTTCTTAAACGCTTCATGCGCTTTGTCGCCGCTAATGATCATTTTGATTTGCCCACAAAAGAAAAGCCCCGGAATTTCTTCCGGGGCTTGATGCTGACCGTTATGAAACTGTCACATCTTATGCGTGAAGTGAATCACGGAAGTCAAGTTCAACTTCTTCACCGCGGTCGACGGCTTCATAAAGACGGTTCACTTCTTCACAAACCGACTCAGCAGAAGCCTCATCTTGGTTACGAACAAAGAACTTAACATCTAGAAGCCCGCCTGCGGCCATCTTTTCGAATCGCGCAGCGAGCTGGTTGCATTGCAAATTAGTTTCCAT